GCCGAGCAGCACCAGCGAGCGGTGACGGCACTCGCCGTCGCCCAGGTCGCGGGTCTCGCCCAGGTCCTGGGCGAACGAGCGCGACTGCCCGACGCACGGGCTCAGCCGCACCGCGTCCTGCAGCTTGTGCAACTGCGCCGCCGACAGGTGCCCGTTGGGTTTGGCCATGCCCAACCGGGACTGGATCTCCTTGACTGCCGCCGCGGTCTGCGCGTCGTAGGTGCCGTTCTGGTTGACGTGGAAACCCAGCAGCGACATGGCGTACTGGGCGTACCGGACGTCCTCGCCGGAGTCGCCCTGCTTCATCGTCCGCGGCGTCGCAGGAGCCTGCGGGACCGACTGTGCAGCCGGGGCAGCCTTCGGCTTCGGTGCCGCCTTCGACCCGCCGCCGCCCTTGGAGGTGAACTGGCCACCCTTTGGACCCGACGCGACGTGCGGGTGCTTCGACTGGTCCTGCTTCGAAGCGGGCGCAGGACCGGACCCCGAACCGCCGGTGCCGGTGTTGTCCGACTGGCGGTAGCGCAGCTCGGGCGAGCCGAAAGCCTCAACGAGGGCACGGACCGTGTCTGTTGGACCCGTCAACTGCTGCAACTGCTTCAGGAACTGTTGCGCCTCGGCGGCGTCTAGCGTTGCCTGGGAGTCGCCGAGGTCATCAAGAGTCGATCCGTGCGGCACGGCGCCGAGCACGACCTGAACGCCCTGCTCGGGGTCGTCCACGTACGTCTGGTAATGAACATCTGCCCACTGACCCGGAACTGTGCCCTCAGTCTGCGACTTCCGGTATAGGTCGTCGTTATTCGACTCGGCCGTGAGGGCGTCGATCCGGTCCGTCAGGGCGGTCCACCGGGCGGTAAGCCGATCCAACTCGGCGTCCTCCTGGGGACTGATCGTCGAGGCCCGGTACTTGTCCACCAGCGGATCGCGGACCTCGCTGAGTTTGTCTTCCTCCGCCTGAAGTCGCCCGATTTCATTCCAACGCGCGTCGTCAACAGCCTTGACCTGCTGAGCCTTCGCGATACCGGCCGTCAGTTCGGTACCCAGTTGCGCCGCGGCGTGAGAGTCGAGGCTGGCCGTGTACCCGGAAACATAGACGTCGCTGAGGTCCATGGTTTCGAGTTGCGCGTACCGCTTCTCGCTCGCCGGCGTCTGCGCCGCAAGCGGTTCTGCCTCCAAGGCGTCTCGTTCGGCGCGCAGGCGCGCCCGCCGGGCATTCTCGGCCGCGACATCGGGGTTGCTACCGCGCCACGGCTCCGCGCCGAAGCTCTCATCACCGATGCCGAGTCGCAGCGAGCGAATGCCGTGTGTCTCGGTTGCCGCCATCTGGATCGTGCCAAGGTCAGCCTTGACCTTCGACGAGCCGACCAGCGTCTCGCCGGGCTGCAGGTCGATCTTTCCGTCCAGTTTTAGGGCATCCCGCACCACGCCCTCGAGTTCGCCGTCGATCGGGATCCAGCCGTGCTTGTAGTGCTGGCCGGGATGGGGATGGCTGCGGGTCTCGTCGGTCTCACCGGCGGGAGTGCCGACCCGGGGCGCGACGATGCCCGCGAGCGCCAGAACGCGATCGCGAGCCAGGGCATCCATGTCAGAACCCCTCTGGCACCGGAGGAAGCGCGGGCGGAGTCGCATCCGTCGCGAGCGGATCAGGAGTCGGAGAGCCGGTCGGAGCGCCCTGTCCGGGCGGCTGCAGTTGCACGCTGGTCAGTCCGGAGTGCTTCAGCAGGGTGATGTCCTGCGCCGCCACGGCCGCCACCACCGACTCCGGGGTCCAGCCGTTCGTGACGTAGCCGTTGATGGTGGTCTGCTTGACCTGCTCGATGTCGGCGGCGTCCTTCGCGTCCTCGCGCAGGATCGGCATATCCGAGGTGTCGAACCACAGCTCAGCGTCGTTCGGAACCTGGATCAGCGGCGCCAGGGCGGCTGACAGGTCCTGCATCGTCGGGTAGATCCACGTGTCGGCGAAGATCCGGCGGGCCATGCCAAAGTTGCCGGCGTTCAGCGACGAGCCGGACAAGCCCTCGGAGATGCCCAACACCGACGCCGGGACTCGGGACAGCGCGGAGATCCTGGTCTCCCCCGCACCCTGCAGGGCCTTCAGGTCCGCGTCGCGCGCGTTGCTACCGACGATGGTGGCGTCAGCGCCGGCCGTCAGGTAGAGCGTCCTGTAGGCATTGGCGACACCTGCGTGCTTGGACTCCATCATCTCGACGATCTCGTCGAACTGCTTCTGAGTCCCCGCCGGAATGCCCTTCACGACAAGGTTCGGGGTAGCGCCGTTACGGAAGAACTGGATCTTGTGGTTGGTCGCGGCCTCGTCCATTTGGAGATCCCGGATCGCCGGGGTGATCCACGACATGCCGATCTCGGCTCCCTCGGCGTCCGGAATCGGGGCCCAGTGGGCGACCTCGTCCGGCAACAGGGTCTCTACCCGGTTCGCCCAACCGGTGATGCTGCCGTTGCCGGGAGCGGAAAGGCCGCCGTTGGCGTAGGCGTAACCGATGATCTCCCCGTCGAGGGCCGTCGCGGCGTCCTCGGGCTCCTGGTGGGAGCCGAAAATGATCGCCACCCAGTCCGGTCGTAGGACTCGCAGCCGGCCGGGGGTGCGGTTCGTGACGTAGGCGTTGCCCGCCAGGCCGGCATCCCACTCCATCCGGGCGATCAGATGGCTTGTCGTCGCGTTCGGCCATGGCCGCTCCAGCGGGGCCAGCGCCCGCGAGCCGAACGTCCGCCCGGCCTTCGCCGAGCTCGGTCGGTTCCGGAACGTGAACCGGGCCTGCGATAGCACAAGCCCGCGAACCATCTGGGCGGCGAAAGCCGGCGGACAACGCCTCAACGCAGCCGCGTATGACGGCAGGGTGGCCAGGATCTCGGTCACGCGCATGTGGGCCGAGGTCATGTTCAGGCCGAACCCGTACCCGGTGCCCTGGTTCATCGACGGCACCAAGAAGTCGTTGAACCACTGGTCAGCGGAGAACCGCTGCTCTACCGTCCCGGGGCGCCGCGCCAGAGCGGTCGAGATGCGGTCAGCCAGCACGGGCCTTGGCCTCAGGTTCGATGCCCATGCCGACCTTGTAACCGACCACGAACGCGGCGATCACCCACCGGAAAGCCAGCCACAGACGCGCCACAGACCACCCGAGGGCAAAAAACGGGGCCATGAGGACGCTCAGGACCATCGGCAGGAGGCGCAGGGCGGCGGCCTGGGTGGCGATGCGATCGGCGGTGAGGACGGTCACGTGTGCTCCCTGCCTCAGCGCCAGCTACCGAAGAATGGTTGTTCGATCACGGGCGCCCGGGTGGCGTAGCCCCACAGCGCGTTCGACACCCCGATGACCGGGGTGATGTCGCCGCTCGCGGCGATCTGATCCCACGCCCACGCCGCCGACAGGGGCCGTTTCAGGGCCGCCGCGACCGCCGCGGTCAGTTCCGGCTGGTTGCGGTGGCGGATGGTGCGCGGGTCGCGGCCCATCTCACCCGTTTCCGGGTCCACCGCCGGCACACCGGAGATGCCGTCGTAGAACGCACCCGCCGCGGCGGCCACATCGCGGGCGGTTGGCTTGGTCAGCTCGATGCCGGCCTCTTCGGCCTCCGCCACCAATGAGCCGGCCGGGCCGCCGGCGTCAATGACCACCGCGCAGGGTTTCCACTTCGCGACCAGGTCCTTCAGTCGCTCCACCACCCAGCCCGTGCCCTGCCGACGGTCGGCGACCTCGACATGGCGCAGACCGTCCGCCCGGGCGCCGGCAACGCAGATGGTCGCCCACTGCCGGTCCGAGGACAGGGTCACCGCGAAGGCGACCGGGTCGATCGGCATGGAGGACTCATCGGTCGCGGCGAGCCAGTCGGGCTTGGGGATGACGAGCCAGCCTTGGCCGGACTCCATCGGCCATAGGCCGAGCCGTTCGATGGAGAACTTCGTCGGCCCGAGGGCCTCGAACTCGGACCGCACGTATTCCTCGGAGATCCGGATACCCAACGCCGGGTTGCAGGCGTACCAGACGTCCGGGTTGGCCGGGTCCTCGCCGCGCTGCATGGACCAGTCGTGGTAGGCCAGCCGGCCGGGCTCGCCGGACTCCGCCGCGGCGAGCGCCCGCTTGCGGATCCCCGGCAGCACCGCCTCGTCGGGCGAGGGCATCGTTGCCGGGTCGGGTACGGTGGCGAACTGGTTCAGCTGCGGGTTCGGCTGGGCCGACATCGTCGGCAACAGGGCGGCCAGCTCGGTCCGGGTCAGCGCCTGCGCCTCGTCGAGGATGTTGCGCTGACCGGAGAACCCACGACCGGAGCCCTTCGACCGGGCCACGAACCGCAGCCGGGCGCCCGACATCAGGATGATCTGCTGCTCGCCGTTGGCCTCACGGATCGCCTTCACGTACCGGGACAGGTCCGCGCAGCCGTCGATCAGCGACTTGATCCGCAGGAACGCTTCCTGGGCCGTCTTGTACTCGTGCGCGCTGTGCAGGATCAGACGCTCGCCGAACAGGAAGAGGCCGCCCAGCTCGAGCGTCTCGATGATCCCGCCCTTGCCCTGCTGGCGCTGGGCCACCGTGCACGTCTCAAACGACGACCACTGGCCGGTCGGCTCGATCGCGAGGATGTCGCAGACCGTGTTCGCCTGCCACGGGTCCAGGGTCTGGCCGGCGGCCGACATCAGGTCGACGGCCTCGGGGCCGAGCGTGGCCGAATAGGTCGGAACGCTACGAAGTCTTGGCTCCTGCGTCCCGACTCGTCCGCCGGGCCGCCAGTTCATCTCGGCGCTTGGCGGCAGCAGCAATGACGTTGTCAACCGCCGACCCCTTCACTTCCTCGGGCAGCGCGGCGATCGCGGCCAGCGTCTCTTCGAGGCGCTTCGTCAGCGCGACGAGCGCCCGGATGTCGGCCATGCCGCACTGGCAGACGCATTCACGCTTGTGCTTGGCCCACTTGACGTCGTCGGTCTCAGCGGCGAGGCGGTCGCGGATCGCGATGTAGGACGCGCGGAGGTCGCCCTTGGGGACTACCTCGGAGATCGGGCTAGCCGACAAGGAGGAGTTGGGCCGCGCCACGATTCCCCCTCTTGCTATTGCAAGAAAAGTGAGCTGCCCTCACGTTTATATAGAGGTGGTGGCCGCCCGGCTTGCTCATCGGGATGATGTGGTCGAGCGTCGCCGCCAACGGGTGCGGGACCTTCTTGTCCTTCGGGATCTTCCGCGAGCAGATACCGCAGGTCCAGCCATCGCGTTCAAAGACCTTCGCCGGAGAGATCGGCTCGTACTCGCGGCCATATCGGCGAGCGCGGTGGCGGTGGAGGTCCGACGCCCGGGTGCCCGATTGTCGTTGGCGACGCCGCATCGCCTTGTTGTTGCAGGCCGCGTCGCAGTACGTCTGGCCTATATGCCGAGGAGTGAACCACTGGGCGCATGCTGGACACTTCCGGTCGCTGCGATCCCAGTCGGCGCGACGATTCTCGTTCCACCAGCGATCCGCGTGCTGCTTGTTGCAGAACTGGTTCTTGCCCAACTCGCCGCAGAGTCGGCATGGACACAACGGCCTAGGTTGGCGCCGCTCCTTGGGTGGTTTCGGCGGAAGCAAGGCGCGCTGTGCCGCGAGTGCGGCGCTGCGCTTCGCATTCTTCCTGGCCCAGTGCGCTAGCTTGTTGGCGGTCCGACAGTCCTCGCAAAGAACCGCACTGCGGCTTCGCGTCGTGACCGTATTGCCGCAGTCTCGGCAAGGCAGGGTTCGTTCGATGAACGAACCGGGCGTGACCGTCGAGCCCATCCTTGCTCGACGACAAGCGGCCGAGCAGGTCGTCTGAGCACTGGTTGCCACCCGCTGAAATGTCTGCCCACATGCTGTGCAGCATCGATCGACGAGTTGTCCGCGTCGCTTTTGTCGACAGGGCTGGCACATGGACTCGCCGGGCGGGAGGCAGCCGGTGCCGCGCCAGATCAACTGGCCGCAACCGCCGGAACAGGGCACGTCTCTACGTCGAGGCATATCGATCTCCAGGCATGCGAAAGGCCCGCGCCTGGAGACGCGGGCCCCTCTTCCTCTGATAGCTAGTCAGAGGCGTCTATGTTTGATTGTCCAATGTGGACAGGATCTACACGAGAGTTGGTGGAGAGAGCGACGGGAGT